GATCGAGCTTGAAAATGAAGAAATACAAGAAACTCTACAGACAACGTATGATCAGACAGAAGAAAGCCTACGAATGGCTTCAGAATCTCTCAATCGATCCAGAACAGATGCAACTGGACTAAAGAAAGATATAGCAACCCTAGTTAAAGAGAGTAAGTTCTTCGATGATAACGATGTTTGTCCGACTTGCACGCAGCAGATTACTGAAGATATTAAACACGAGAAAAAAGCGGAGATTACAAAGAAGGCCAAAGAAGTCCAGGAATCGTATCAGGAGGTAAATGATCAGATTATAACTGGGCAAGAATTGGTTAGCAATTTACAAGAGCAGAATAAAAAGTCCCTTGACCTACAAGGATTACTTCGAGATAATAATACTAAAATTGATATGTCTCGCCGACTTATTTCTAGATTGGAAAAAGAGATCAGTGAAACTTCTGCCAGTAAAGATAATATTAAACAGGCTAGTAAAGACCTTGATGAGTATATTGATGAAAAAGATGATTTAATTACCAAGAAACTTGAACTAGCAGAAGAGTTTGACTATAGCAATATTATTGCAGATATGCTGAAAGATACTGGTATTAAAACTAAGATTATCAAACAGTATCTCCCTGTAATGAATAAGCTGGTCAATCAGTACCTACAGACACTGGACTTCTTTGTTCATTTTGAACTGAATGAAAGTTTCTCTGAGACTATTCGCTCACGTCATCGTGACAGTTTCTCTTATGATTCTTTCAGCGAGGGCGAGAAGCAGAGGATAGATTTGGCACTGCTGTTTACATGGCGGCAGATTGCTAAGATGAAAAACTCTGTAGCAACTAATCTACTCATTCTTGATGAGACGTTTGACTCTAGTCTAGATAATGACGGTGTTGAGAATCTGTTCAAGATTATTCATACTCTTGGTGAAGATACCAATGTATTCGTCATTTCTCATAAGGGCGAGATTCTTGATGGGCGTTTTAAGTCTAAGATGGAATTTTATAAAGATAAAAACTTTAGTAAAATGCGTTGAGAAAGTTCTTGACATTTAAGTTTATATCAGGTATAAGTAAGATATACGTTGTGAATGAGAAAGTTTGACATGAAATACAGTGAAGATCGAATCCTAAAAGAACTTGAAGAGTACGTTGCCAACACCTACAAAGGGCACTACTCTAAGCAAAATTTCCAAGCAACTGAGTTTATCATTGACTCTGGTCATGGGATGGGTTTCTGTATCGGAAACATCCTAAAGTATGCCCAGCGTTATGGTAAGAAGAATGGTCGTAATCGTGACGACCTAATGAAAATCGCACACTATGCGATTATGGCAATTCATGTGCATGATTTAGAAGAGGAAGAATTTAGCAATGCAGAATGATACCATGGAAGTTATCCGTAACTTCGGAACGATTAACCAAAACCTTGTGTTCAAACAGGGGAACGTTCTACGCACTGTAGCAGATGCTAAGAACGTCCTCGCCAAGGCAACTCTCGAAGAAGAGTTTCCGCAGGATTTTGGTATTTATGATGTAAATGAATTTATGGGCGCATTTAGTCTCATTGAAGATGGTGAAGTATCTTACTATGATAGTCATATGAACATCTCCAATGGCAAATCTTCCATTAATTATTATTACTCAGATACTGAAATGCTCACGAATCCTCCTGAGAAGGATTTGAACATGCCAGAGTGTGAGGTAAAGTTTACCCTTACTCAAGATATTCTGGGTCAGCTACGCAAAGCTTCTTCTACACTGGGACATAAAAACCTAGTGATTAGTAGTGGTGTAACTGATCTGGTCACCCTATCAATTGTTGATATGAAAAACTCAACTTCTAATGCCTTTACAATTGAAGTTGAAGGCACATTCGATGATGCGCATGCGAATGCGCCACGTTTGAGTATTAACATTGATAACCTGAAACTTCTTCCTGGCGATTATAATGTAGAAGTTTCATCTAAACTGATCAGTAAGTTTACAAATACTAGTAGAGATATTGTCTACTGGATTGCTCTCGAGAAAAACTAAAGGATATATGAATAATGAATGAAGCACAATTTCTAGAACTTGGTGCAAAAGTCGCTCGATCTTCGATTGCGATTATTGATGCGATCTCTCAGCGTGGCGCCTTTAAAGGCGAAGAACTTTCTACTGTTGGTCAACTCCGTGACCAGTGTGTACAACTTGTACAGCAAGTAGAAGAACGTCAACAAGAAATGGATGAAGAGGATGATGAGTAATGGCTGATGAAGAACGTGGCACTTACACCGAATACACTCTTCAAATGCGTCGATATGAAGATTATGATAATGTGAGTGATGTTTCGCATACCTTTCGATCAGATGATGATGACTTGAATGAAATTCTTGAACATGCATCTTACTTTCTTCAAGGATGCTCCTTTACATATGTTAAAGGATTGACTGCTGAAAAAGAAAGCACTTAATAATGGAATGGGAGCTTGACTCCCATTTCTTTTTCCTATATAATGATTTCCTAACTTGAGTAAGGAACTGTGATGAGCGATTTTCTTTGGGTAGAATCTTATCGACCTAAAAAAGTTGATGACTGTATTCTACCAGAATCTCTTAAAAATACTTTTAATCAAATTGTAAAATCTGGTGAAATGCCTAATATGCTGTTTACTGGTACTGCTGGTCTGGGTAAGACTACTGTAGCAAAGGCATTGTGTAATGAACTAGAACTTGACTGGATCCTAATTAACGGTAGTGAAGAGGGGAACATCGACACTCTCCGCACTAAAATTAAACAGTTCGCATCAACTGTATCTCTTCAAGGCGGATATAAGGTGGTCATTCTTGATGAGGCAGATTATCTGAATGCTCAATCGTTTCAACCTGCTCTGCGTGGATTTATTGAAGAGTTTGCAAACAACTGTCGATTTATCTTGACTTGTAACTTTAAGAACCGTATCATTGAACCACTACACTCTCGCTGTGGTGTATATGAGTTTAATACAAATAAGAAGTCTATGGCTGAACTGTCAATGCAGTTTATGAAACGCCTGACTTGGATTTTAGAAAAGGAAGATATTGATTATGATAAAAAAGTTTTGGCAGAACTTATTATTCGGTTTGCGCCTGATTGGCGAAGAGTTATTAATGAGTGTCAGAGATATTCTCTTAGTGGTACTATTGATTCCGGCATTCTTAGTCTCCTTTCTAACAGTTCTGTTAACGACCTTATCGGGTATCTCAAAGGCAAAGACTTCAAGAAAATGAGGTCTTGGGTAAGCAACAATATAGATACAGATACCTCTGGGATTTTCCGGAGCATTTATGATACGATGACTGACACTATTCAACCCAATAGTATTCCTCGTGCTGTTCTAATCCTTGCTGATTATCAGTACAAGAATGCTTTTGTAGCTGATCACGAACTTAATGTTGTTGCTTGCCTAACAGAACTAATGGCGGAGGTAGAATGGAAATGAAACAACAATTAACAATTTATACTCAACCTGATTGTATGTACTGTGATATGATGAAGTCTAAACTTGATAATTGGGGTTACAAATATATTGTAAAAAATATTCATGAAGACGCTGTGGCAAAATCTTTTGTAAAGGCAGAAGGTCATAGAACTGTCCCACAACTTTACTATGGTAGGGCTCATATCAATCCTAATATCAACACCGAGGAATACACTCAAAGTATTCTAGAAGAGTATATCGGTCACTTGGATTCTGCGTTATGAAAGTAGGATTTACCTGTAGCACTTTTGATCTGCTCCATGCTGGTCATGTAATGATGTTGCGTGAAGCAAAAACTGTTTGCGATTATCTGATCGTTGGGTTACAAACTGATCCAACGATTGATCGCCCAGAAAAGAATGCACCTGTACAAACACTCGTCGAGAGATATATTCAACTTTCAGGGATTGAGTATGTTGATGAGATTATTCCATATCAAACTGAACAGGATCTTGAAGATATTTTAAATATGTTTGCGATTGATGTACGTATCCTCGGCGAGGAATATAAAGACGGTAAGTTTACAGGACGTGCGATTTGCGCTAAACGTGGAATTGAGTTATACTATAATAAACGTGATCATCGTTTTTCATCATCTGATTTAAGGAAAAGAGTTGCCCATGAGCAATCCATTCGAGTTCGTCAAGGCGATCAATAATAAACAAAACATCATGCGTGATGATTTGGACGAGAAGGCATATAATTCCTTTATGGTTAATCATGCCTTTTCATATTTTCCAGATACAGTTCTTCTCGCTAATGAAATGAATGTGTACCATAATATTGATTCTAAACTCAAATTTGATTTTCTTATAAATACAATAAGAAAGAATCCGAAGCGATTTTCTAAATGGAATAAATCGCAGAAAGATGATGGTTTTGAGGCGGTGAAAGAATATTATGGGTATAGCAATGAGAAAACTCGTTCTGCTCTTTCACTACTTTCTACTGAACAAATAAACATAATTAAAAAGAAGGTAGATCATGGCGGAAGAAAGAGAAGTAAATCTGGTTGAATGGTCGCCCAGCGACATGTTAGAAGTGACGCTGAATGAACCAGATGATTTCCTAAAAGTAAAAGAGACATTAACTCGTATCGGTATTGCTTCTCGCAAAGATAAGAAGTTGTATCAGTCCTGTCATATTTTACATAAACAGGGACGATATTTTATTACCCACTTTAAAGAGTTGTTTCTCTTAGATGGTAATAAGTCAACTTTAGAGGTAACAGATTTACAAAGACGTAACACGATTGCGACTCTTTTATCAGATTGGGGTCTGGTAACAATTGTAAATACTGAATCCGCCAAAGATGTCGCTCCTCTTCGCCAGATTAAAGTTTTACCTTTTAAAGAAAAGAATGATTGGGAACTTTGCCCCAAGTATAATATTGGGAAATAGTGTTTTCTAATTAAAGCTTGACTTTTCTCCTATGATAGCGTATAAATAATTTTGTAGATGCGAATAATCGGTCTACTTTCTCGCTAATCATAGGAGATTTCAGATGACTAATAATCAAAAGTACGCTCGTTTTCCTCGATCCGCATTTGTAGGGTTTGATCATATTTTCAAAGAACTTGAAGACATGACCAAACACGCTGCTGATCATTATCCTCCGCACAATATTATTAAAGATGAAGATATGAAGTATCGTATCGAAGTCGCAACTGCGGGTTTTAAGGAAGAAGAGTTATCGGTAGAACTAAAAGATGGTATCCTTGAAGTGAACGGTGACCACACACCAAGAGGTCTAGAGTTCATTCACAAAGGCATCTCCACCCGTAAGTTTCATCGGTCTTTTAGACTGTCTGAATATACACAAGTTACAGGAGCTTCTCTGGAGAACGGTATTCTAGCAATTCATTTAGAAGTCGTTTTGCCCGAAGAGAAGAAGCCTCGCAAAATCGAAATCAATAATCGCAGCGAGGTAACAACAAATGCTGAACTTCTTACGGAAAGCCGGTAAAGGTCTAATCGAAGCACGAATGCACCACGCCTACTATGGCGTAGCAAACTACATCCAACGTGAATATAACACTGGTGTTCCCACTGGTGAATTAGTTGATATGTTAAAGAAGGATGGATACGATGCAGTCATTCGCAAAGTCGGTTAAGAATTATATCGCAAATGCAATCAAGAGAGCAGCTATGACTGATGAAGAAAGGTATCTTTCTGACTCGGTTGATCTTGTCGATCTTGAGCAACGGCAGAAAGTAATCGCATATGGTCAAGCACCATATCAGATTAACGGCAGACACTGGTTAGA